CGAGCGCATTGCGCCTGGGGCGTTCAAGCGTTCACTAGACGCTAGGAACGACATCAAGTTGCTCTGGAACCACGACACCGGAACCGTACTCGGCTCCACCCGTGCTGGGACTATGCGACTAAACGAGGACGACCGCGGACTACGCGTAAGCGCAACTTTCCCAAACACCACAGCAGGACGTGACGCAGCAGAGCTACTCCGTCGTGGCGACGTAGACTCGATGAGCTTCGGCTTTTCAGTACCTTCAGGTGGCGACGACTGGTCAAACGACGGCTCGGAGCGCACCCTAAACTCGGTCAGGCTTCACGAGGTTTCAATCGTGGCATTTCCCGCTTACAGCTCTACGGCAGGCACAACTTCTGTCCGCGGGCTGGACAAGGTTGCAGAAAGAGCCGAAGTAGACGCAGATGCCCTAGCTGACGCAATGGTCAAGCTAGAGGAAGGCAAGGAACTCTCAGAGGACGAGGGACGCCTGCTAAATCAAGCAATCAATTCCTACACGATCAAGGACGAAGTAGAGTCCGATGGTGATATGGAGATGCTTGCTCTCAAGAAAATGAAACTCAAACTACTGACAGGAAACTAATATGGCGACTAGAGAAGATATCAAGAAGGCGATCCTTGCTGTCGCCGGAAACCCAGAGTCAGGCCCAATAGCCAATCTGGTAGACGCGATGGCAGACGCAGTTGTTGGTCTAGATGCACCAGTGCCGTTCAAGCCTGATGCTCGTGATGGTGACAAGGACGGCAAAGTCCAAGACGGTACACCTTTTGAAAGACCAGCTAAAGAAACCCGCGTTACTAAGGCTGACGAGAAGCGGTAATCCCTTTCCGCATACAGAGCGGGTTCCCCCCAGGTAGTCCTTTCCCTGGGGGTTTCCTTTACCCGCGGACATCTCCTGTAAAATTTACATATCGGATTGTGAGTCAGCTCTGCCGTGTTCAGTTCGCGTCAGCGCGACTGGTATCCAAGTAAACAATCTATTTAGGAGACTAAATGTCTGAGTTCGTAAAGACTCAGCAGGAAGTCCGCGCTAATCTCACTGAGCAGATCCGCGAGGTCATTGACCTAGCAGACTCCGAGAAGCGTGGCCTATCCGCTGAGGAACTACAGAAGATTGACCGCATCGAGGACGACATCCGTCGTGCCGACGAGGCTATTGCAGTTGCAACCCGCAACGAGGAGCGCGCAGTAGAGGCTTCGGCCGCTGCTAAGGGCTTCCAGATTGCAGAGCCAGTCAGCGAGCGTTCATCTTCAGAAATCCTGCGAGAGATCGCAGCTACCCGTGGCGCACACACCTTTGAGCGTCGCACAATGGTTCCATCCACCGACACTGTGCCAAAGACCTTCTTTGACCAGGTATTCGACGTTGCCCGCCTTGTCGGTCCAATGCTCGATGTTGGTAACAGAATCAACACCACCTCTGGTGAGGACATCACCATCCCAACTCTCACTGCATACAGCGCCGCAACCCTAAAGGCTGCTGGTTCTGCTATTGACGAGAGCGAGCCAACCTACTCAAGCATCACTCTTGGTGCTTACAAGTACGGTCTGCTCATTCCGGTATCCAACGAGCTAATTGCAGATGCAGGGTTCGACATCTCGTCACACCTCGCAAACCAGGCTGGTAACGGCCTCGGCTTCGCTGTAAACGCAGCTCTAACCACTGGTGATGGAAGCAGCAAGCCTAACGGTGTCGTAACCGCTGCTGGTTCGGGAGTTACAGGTGGAACTGGTGTCACTGGTGGATTCACCGCTGACAACCTGATTGACCTTCAGTACACCCTTGACGGAGCCGCTCGTCGTCTCCCAGGTGTTGCATATATGGCTGCTGGTGCAACCATCGGTGCAATGCGTAAGCTCAAGGACGACGCTGGTCAGTACCTCTACCAGGTAAACGTTGGACAGCCAGACAGCTTTGCTGGCTACAGCGTTATCGAGAACCCAGGAATGGCCGCAACTGGCCTTGGAAACAAGAGCGTCCTCTTTGGACACCTGCCTTCCTACCAGGTTCGCGTTGCAGGTGGCGTACAGGTTGCAACTTCGACCGACTACGCATTCAACACCGACAGCACGGTATTCCGTGTACTGATGCGCGTTGATGGTGACTTGACTCACGCAAGCCACATCAAGTACTTCAAGGGTGGCGCAAGCTAGTCCTTGATTTAGACCGAGGCCCCCGCAGTTCTAGGTTGCTGCGGGGGTTTCGCTTTGCTAAGGTATTTGTATGCCTAAACCTAATCTCAAAGGCGCAATCGCCTTAGCCTCTAACACACCCGGAATGCCGACTGGCTATGGACAACAAGCAAAGATGCTTGCCGAGAGAGCAATTCAGTCAGGCCTAGAGTTTGCCTCTTTTTCTAATTACGGCCTTGAGGGCAAGAAAAGTACCCTCAACATTGCAGGAAAACAAATACAGCACTACCCTCGCGGGCTATCTAATTACTCGGAAGATGTCATACCATTCTGGTACAAAGACTTCGCTGGCCAGCACCCTGACCTAAAGACAGTGCTATTTACGCTGTATGACGTATGGGTGTACAACAAGATGCAGTTTGAGGAGCAAATAGTCTCTTGGGTGCCATTGGATCACATCACTCCCCCGCCTAACGTGCTTGAGTTTCTGACTAAAGAGAACGTGACGCCAATTACTATGTCACCGCACGGACAGGAACAGCTAGAGTCAGTCGGTATCCCTTCGACCTATATCCCGCACGGGATTGACAGATCGGTGTATAAGCCCACGCCAGACGTAGACGGGGTAGCAACGCGGGAGTTTATGGGCGTTTCTGAGGATACATTTCTTGTCGGTATAGTTGCTGCGAATAAAGCTAACGGGAGTATCCACCGGAAGGCCTTTGCAGAAAATCTGCTTGCATTCGCGACCTTCCACGCTAAATATCCTAATTCCCAGTTGTACATCCACTCCGAGGCAACCAGAGTTTATGGAGGCTTTGAGCTGGCAGCTCTGCTGAGGGCAGTAGGCCTAGATAAGAGTGCCGTTTTGTTGCCCGATCCCTTGGCTCTGCGTGAGGGCTACCCAGAACGCCACCTAGCGGCCTTCTACACGGCTTTTGACGTCCTTCTAAGCACTTCATACGGCGAGGGCTTTGGCATCCCTACAATCGAAGCTCAGGCTTGTGGGACAAGGGTTATTACAAGCAACTTTGCTGCATCTAAGGACCTAGCCTCAGAGGATAGCTGGAAGATTGACGGTCAGCCCTTCTGGGATGAGGCACAGCGGGCATTCTTCTCAATACCTTCGGTCAATCGCATTACCTCGGCCCTAGAGGAAGCGTACAACGGTGAACGAGGTCACAGCGACATAGCCTTTGACTTTGCTGCTCAGTTTGACTTTGATCACGTCTGGCAGTGGCGTTGGATGCCGTTCCTAAAAGGTTTGTTTGCGTGATACCAGTCCTAGGGTTTGCAACACTGAGCAGGTTTGATCTAGCTCAGCGACTGCTGGACTCTATTGACTATCCCGTAGAGAAGCTTGTCATAGTAGATAACTCAGGCAAGAAGGCTTGGATACCTGAGCCTAACGATTACGTAAAAGAGCTGTGGACTATCCGGTTGCCACACGGCCTAGGTGCCAACGGGGCTTGGAACCTGATTATTAAGACCACGCCGTTTGCTCCGTACTGGGTAATCCCAAATGACGACTCTTGGTTTGAGCCTGGGGCGCTAGAGACAATAGCCAACAACGTAGACCCACAGAAGTTCAACTTCGTAGACGTAAACCCTAAGTGGTCGTGCGTGGTGCCGGGGGAGGGTGCAATCCTGACCGCGGGTCTATGGGACGAGGTGTTTCACCCGATCTACTACGACGACGACGAGTATGAGTGGCGTATGAATATGCTGGGCGTGGAGTTCAATCACATCCCTGCCAAAGTGCATCACGATAACTCGTCTACGCTAAAGAGCGGATACAACGAGCGCAACGCTATGACCTTCAGTCGCAACAGGTCTATGTTTACCAACAAAGTGGCAAGCAACAACCTGAAAGAGATGGGTTGGCAGTTGAAAGTAAGAAGGGACAACGCGTGGGACTAATGATCTATACGGGCGGGACTTTTGATCTGCTGCACTCAGGCCACGTCAATTTCCTGAACCGCTGCGCTGAGTTGGGTAGCGTAGTAGTAGCCTTGAACACAGACGAGTTTATTGAGGCTTACAAAGGCAAGCCCCCAGTAATGACTTATGCAGAGCGCGAAGCCGTTCTGATGGGATTGAGGTCTGTCTGTGATGTGGTACCGAATGCTGGCGGCGCTGACTCTCGCATATCTATTGACAGTGTTTCCCCCGATATTGTTGCCATAGGATCAGACTGGGCGCGCAAGGATTACTACAAACAGATGATGTTCAGTCAAGATTGGCTTGACGAGCGCGGGATAGCATTGCTTTACATTCCTTACACAAGTGGCATAAGTACTACCCAAATCAAGGGGCGTTTGAAAGTAGAATAGTTGTATGGCGATCACCGACGGCTACACGACCCTACAAGAGGTCAAAGACATTCTTCGTATCACAGACTCAGTAGACGATTCTCTACTAGAGACTTGTGTTGAGTCTGCATCTCGTCAGATTGACACGCACTGCGAGCGAGTCTTCACCTCCGGCACTGCAACCCGCGTGTTCGTGCCTAACGACTCCTATGTGACTGAGATTGACGATCTAGTCAGCCTTACTACGCTAAAGACAAGTTCTGACATAGACAGTGTGTACGACATTACCTGGAGCGAGACTGACTACCAGCTAGAGCCGCTCAACGGACGTGCAGGCGGGGCTTACACACCATTTACACACATTCGCGCTGTAGGTGACTATTTGTTCCCGACTGCTAACTTCCCAAGCTCCACAGGTGAAGCAAGCGTTCAGGTGGTTGGGGTATTCGGTTACGGCACCGCTGTACCTACAGACGTGCGCCAAGCTTGCAACCTGCTGGCTATACGTCAGTACAAGCGCTACGACAGCCCGCTAGGTGTTGCAGGCTACGGCGACCTTGGAATGATCAGAGTTACACGCATAGACCCAGACGTAGAAGCACTATTAGGACCGTATCGTAAAATCAGGATGGCGTAATGGCTTCGATTACAAACATTCGTAACGGCATAGTCACGAACCTAAACACAATTAGTGGGTTGCGGGCATCAGCGGAGATCCCCGACAACCCCTCTCCTCCTATCGCTATTGTCAATCTAGAGTCTGTTGATTACGACAACGCATTCAATAACGGATTGACCGTTTACAACTTCCAAGTAACGCTCATTGTCGGCCGTGCTGCCGAAAGA